ATATATCTTCAGACGGTTCTTATAGTAGACCCTCCGTAAAAATAGCAAATTTAGAAAACACTATAAGAACAGTTATTAATTCTGATTTTGAAAGCCTTATAGGAAGAAGACTGACTAGAAGAACAACCTTTCAAAGATATTTAGTGGGAGAATCCGGAGACTCTAATCCTCCGGTAGAGCTACCAAAACAAGTATATATTATAGATAGAATTAAAAGCAAGAACGTTCTTCAGGTTGAGTTTGAGCTTTCGACTCCTTTCGATCTCGCAGGAATTCAGTTACCTAGGAGAGTTATTGTAGGAGGAGCATGTCCTTTTAAATATAAGGCTGCACAGACCTCCATAGATTTTCATGATAGAGTAGGTGGTTGTGACTGGGAAGCAAAATTTAGAAAAACTAACGATAGCTTGTTTATGACAAGAAATGACGAATATATTTTACCGCCTACCGTAACTTTTACAGCCTGGGCGGGAACAGCCACCGCTGGCGATTATTATTCTACTGTAGACATAACTCCGGAAGGCTTTTATAAGGTAACCTCATCAGGAGTTTTACAAGCCGCAAATAGAACAAATTATTGGCAAGCTTTAACAGCTACAACCAGTACTCCTTCAGATTCTGATAAAACTAATTGGAGAAGAGTTTGGGGTTACCAAACATATTCTTCTTCAGGACAGTATGACGCCTATAAGGACAGCAGATTCAATGAATATGTTTTAGAGAGCGGAGAATTGTGGCAAGTAAAGATTTCTCAGGATTCAAATAATCATCAGGCCAGAGAAGAAGGGCCGTATTGGACCGGAGGAGATGTATGTGGAAAAACTCTTGCTTCTTGCAGGCTAAGGTTTTATGCGAAGCAACAAACTTCTCCTGCTGGGGGAGTGGAAGTTTCTCCAAATAAAAGTCAAGTTTCATTACCTTTTGGAGGTTTCCCTGGTTCCTTACAAAAACGATAAAGAGATAGTTGAATATTTTGTAGAAAAATTTCCAGAAGAAGGATGTGGTATTCTTCTGAATAAGCGAGGAAAACTTTACTGGATTCCCTGCGAGAATAAGTCAGATAATCCTACCGAAGATTTTTATATAGATCCAAAAGAATATATAAAGGCAGGACTATCTGGAGATATATACGCTATAGTACACAGCCATCCAGAAGGGAGCGAAGAGCCTAGCGAGGCAGACATTCAGACTAGTAATTTTTTAGGTATACCCTATCATATATATTCTTTGGAAACAATGAAAAAATATGAGCATATTCCTGAGCAATTAAAATCCCCTCTATTGGGAAGAGAGTACTTATTCGGAAAGTATGACTGTTATTCTTTAGTTCGAGACTATTACTCTGACTTAGGTATAACTCTTCCATCAATCCCTTTTGAAGATGATTGGTGGTTAAAAGGGTTAAATTATTTTGATGATTTATTTGATGCTTTTGGTTTTGTAGAGGTAGAGCAGCCAAGAGAGCACGATGGAATTATTTTTCAAGTATATTGTGAAGTTCCCAACCATTGTGGAATTTATTTAAAAGAAGATATTTTTATGCACCATGCAGTATATAGACTTTCTTGCCGAGAGTCTCTCTACTCCGGGTATAGACAACATGTCAAAAGGTTTGTAAGATGCAAAGAGTTTATTTAAACGGAGGAATTTCTCAGTTCGGAGACTATTGGGAAACTCAGTGTAAAACTATTAGAGATATTTTTAAACTTATTGAGTGTCAAACCCCGGGGTTTAGAAAATATATAATAGATGCTGCAGAAAATGGCGTTGGATTTGAAATTCGAAGAGGATCAGAAATCTTATCTGAAGAGCCTGAACTTCTTTTAAGTCTTAATGACGAGGATATTGTAATTACAGAGGTTCCTTCAGGATCAAAAAGTGGAGGAGCCAAAATTTTAGCTGCTTTAGCTATTGCTGCTCTATTTTTTATTCCAGGCAGTCCATTAGCCCTACAAGCAGCAGGAACTACTGTAACAGGGACTACAGCAGGAACAGGAACTTTAGCGGGTGTACAGCTAGGAGGCGTACAGGCTGCAGGTTATGCCGCATTAACCACTCCTCAGTTAATTGCGGCTTCCGTCGCCGTAAACTTAGCTTTGACAGGCATCTCACAAATAATGATGCCAGGACCAGAAGTTGATGCGGGAACGGATGAAAGTTATCTATTCGATGGACCCACTAATAGCATTACCCAAGGCTTGCCTGTCCCCGTCGCCTATGGGGAGTTGGTAGTTGGCGGCGCTCCAATATCGCAATATTATCAGCCTTCCGGGAAACAGGGAGGAGTTTTCAGTGGTTCAGGGTATGTTACAGACGGTTCCTCGGCTTTAGCAAATCTCTATATACCAGGACTTTCTTTTGTAAATAATTATGGGTTAGATGGAAAGACTGACGAAGATGAGTACGGGAGATAATTAATGGCATTTTTTAATACTACCAGAAGACAAGCAGGAACTCTATACGATTTAATTGCCCAAGGGGAAATTGAAGGGGTAGTAGGAGGATATGCCGGAGTTTATTTTAATGGAACCTCTCTAGTAGATGAAGATACTGCAGGCTCTATAGCGCCAAAGTATGGTTCAGGCACTATAGCTAATAGTGGTCCGGGTGGCGTTGCCCAAATAACAAGCTACGGAAAACTCTTTGATGGAGTCGATGTAGTTAATGGGGACAGATATGTTCTTGTACGACAAGCAGGAGACTCTACAACTTTGTCGTCTGCTGCCGTTAAGGGTTCTGATGAAATTTCTGTTACTGACGGGGCTTTTTTCCAGAAGAAATACTTAAATAACCCTTCAGGCACTGGACCTGCAATTTTTGAAGATTTTGTAAACCATTTTGTAAGAATAACTCTTTCTGATGGCTCCGTGCACACCTGTATCCTTACTTCCTTTTATGACCCTAATGTTACTATTTTAGGGAATTGGGCTACTCGACAAAACGACAGTCAAAATGATGTTGTAGAGGGCTCAGACGGTTTTTACTACAGAGCAACAAATAACAGTACCGGAGCATCGGCAGGGGATAGCTCTGACTTATCTGCCGCAACAAGCTCTGATACTGGATCAGGAATAACCTGGGTAACTTACTCTGTATCTCAAAATAACACAACTGCAACAATAAAACCCCCTCTCTCTGGGGATGCAAGTAATGGGGCCTCGATCTCTGTAGATTTTTTATCAAAATTAGACGGAAACCCTACATCAGGAACTGCTACTTTATCTAATGCCGCTCCCAATATTCCAGGCGGATCCGTTCCAGTAAGGGTATCGCCAGGAATTTTAGGGACAGGTAGTGCCAAGCTACGCTATGATGGCTCTCACGTTTCCATTTTTACTGGTACGAAAGATCAACAGCCATATTCTATAGGTGCCTACGTTCCTAGCGCTGCTTTTTCTTTCGCGCAAGGATCTGCTATTACGTGGTCGAGTTTTGGGGGTAACCCAAACCCGGGAGCTCAATCAGAGTTAATATTTGCAAGTTCGGCACAGTCTTTCGGACAAAATACTTCCGAAGAAATTGACGCAGTAGATATAAATATTGAATTTCCAGCAGGTCTTAGGCATGTTACTGATTTAGGAAATGATATACAAGCATATGCAGAGTTCCAGATAATTTTGCAGTGGAGGCCCGCAGGACAACAGACTTGGGAGAGTAGATTAGAGTATGGAAATAGTTATGCTAGTTTTTCTCCCCAACAGTATAATCCGGAAACATTTAATCCAGATACTCAAGCCGCACCTAACTGGACTGCTCCAGGAGCTAAAGACGGTTTAAAGCTGGCAGCAAGAGATTATATATACGGCGACTCTGCTTCAGATAAATCTTCTTACAGAGGGGATAGTACTGGACTCATAATTAGAAGAGGAAATAGTCCGGGATTTTTAGCTACATTTAGAGTAGACTTAACGCCTATCAAACCTTTTGATGAGTGGAGACTTTTAATTAGAAGAATGAGTCCGGAGTCTACTAGTGAATACACTAGGTCTAATAATAGCTTTACTGGAAATTCCATTCTTAAAAGTGTAGACTGTTATATTTTTGACAGGTTAAGATACCCGACTAGTGCTTATTCTGTAGTTAAGTTTAATGCTGAAACATATAATACTCCTCCTTCTCGATCTTATCATATCAGAGGAAGAAAGGTCAGAGTGCCTACTAATTACCTGACTAGAGAAGAATTAAACTCTAATGAAGCAAAGTATACACGGAATAAAACCACCGGTGTGGATACTGGTAGCTATGTAACGTGGGACGGAACTTTTAGAGGTACTGGAACAGACCCTACAAGTGTTAACTTTAGAAAAACCTATACAAACAATCCTGCCTGGATTTTTTACGATATCTTAACAGATAAAGAAATCGGTCTAGGAGAGTTTTTAGAAGAATCTGATATAGATATATATTCTTTATATCAGATAGCTAGATACTGTGATGAATTAGTTTCTGACGGTAAGGGAGGTCTTGAGCCTAGATTTACCTGTAATGTTTATCTTTCTAGGCAGGAAGAAGCGTATAAAGTTTTAAAAGATCTCGCCACAGTTTTTAGAAGTATGATGTTTTGGATTGATGGACAAATAACAGCAATTC